ATGCAAACAATAGACAGAAACGAAATTGCGAAAGATATAAATGCAAAAATCGCAGGACTTGGACGCTCGATTCAAACAAACTGGGAATTAGGATTTGAAGAAGGGCAAATTATTACATTAGAAAAGCACGAAAGTTGGACAGACGGTGGTGCTTTTACAGTATGTAATGATTGTCCTGTTGAATATAATTTTGAAATTGAAAATGAAGTACCTTGCCACGTTGTTGATTATGACAATGAAAATGAAGTAATTGCACTAGGTGCTGAAGATTGCGAAGATGAAAAAGAAGTATTGTTACCCGCGGGAACTAAGTTGGAAGTTGTGTACGGTGAAGACGCTAGCGACAACGAAGAAATGGGATATTACACTGTGATTTTTAGATACATAGAGGAGGAAAGATAAAAATGGCTGGATTTATCAAGCGATACTTAGAAACTAAAAACTGGACAATTTATCAATTAGGAAACGCGACAGGTTTAGCGCATCAAACAATAAGGATGGCAGACAAAAAAACAGTGGATCAAATGTCTGCAAAAAATGTACGACTGACAGCGGAAGTTTTCGGCTTTACAGCGGGCGAAATGCTAGACGAATTTTACGAAATTGAAGAAGAAATAAATAATGATGAGATTTTAAAAGAGTTAACAACAGTATTCGAAAAATATGGCTATAACACGGATGAAATCAGCACGGAATTACTTGACGGCGAAAAGATTAAACTTGATATGAACGATGACGATATAACTAAACTCGCTGAGTCTGTGAACGCTACAGAACATTTTACTGCTTATTTAGATGATTCAACTGATTATATGATTGTTGAGGCAATACAATGAATAATCATATTACCGACTTAGCTGGACAAGTTTTTGGGAGATTGACTGCGAAAGAGTTTGTTCGTTCTGAAAATGGAAATGCGGTTTGGAAGTGCGTATGCGAGTGCGGTAATGAAAAAGAAGTATTAGCTCAGCAACTCAAAAGAGGTTATGTGAAATCATGCGGGTGCTTAGCGAAAGAAAATGGGAATAAATATGCAAAAAATAATCTACACTCGGATGAAGTTAAGAAAAAAGCACTTGCGCGAAAACTCGAAGTTGATAGTGTCGACGGTACATTGAAATCAGCTTTAACACGGAAAATTTCAACTAGAAACAAAAGCGGAATCAAAGGAGTTCGCTGGAATGAAGGTCGAAAAAAATGGGAAGCTTCTATCACGTTTAAAAGGAACCATCATTTTTTAGGAAGATTCACTAAAAAAGAAGATGCTATAAAAGCTCGACTTGAAGCAGAAGAAAAGTATTTTAAACCTGTTATCGAAAAGGATAAGCGCTAAGCACATGCTTGGCGCTTTTTGCATAAAAAAAGCCCTAACGGTGAGGTTAGGGTGTGTTAAAATTATATAGTTCTTTCAGTTTACACTTCAATTCATGTTTGTTATAATTGAAGTGTAAAAGATAACTTGTGATGGATAAAGCTGGGTTCCCGAATGGGAGTAAGATAATTTATTATCGAGAATTCCTTTGCTCCAGAGGTTATCTTTATTTTTTTGTCTTCTTTTTTAAATGTTCAATAGTTTTTTGAGGATTCTTTTTTATCTCTGTTAAGATAAAATCTATGATTGCTCTCGAATATGTATACTGTGAGTGCTCCCCTATAACATGACGATAAGAATATCTCTCTTGCACCTTTAAAGAATAGAACTTCAAAAAAAGCTGAAAATCAGCAGTATTAAAGTTACTTCTAATTTCCTTAGTAAATACTGAAAAATGTTCAAAGTCAATTTTTTCTCTGCTCAATATTTTATTTATCTCTTTTACACAATTTTTTTGTGTATAAGGATGTGTTTTATTAGGGTCTTTTTGTTCCTTTATTATTTTAACAGGAATTTCTCCCTCTTTTGCTATTCTCACTGTGCTATCTGCATCGTTAATTTTCTTGGTTATATAAAAATTATGTTGAATGTCTATGGAAAAAGCTGGATTATTCTCTAGCTCTATTTTCTCTATCGCTTTTTTCGTTGTTAAGATTTTATCAGCTGTTTCTTTTGAATATTTAGACCTTATAATAGCTGGGTCTAAGTCATCTTCTTTTATTACTAGAGATAAAAAACTTTGAGTAATATACTCTGTTACATCAATATTATGAAACATACTCATTTTCTCTATGTAATTAAAAACACATGATTGAAATAAAGGTGCATATATTACTTCATAATCTTCAGTAATAAAATGAGTACTCACGTTCCTTAACTCGACTATTTTTTCTAGATTCAAACGTAATGGATCATGTTTATTTGTAAATATCTCCTTAATGCTATATTCTAAAGAAACAGTTCTAGACGGGTTATCCTTGAAGTATATACTATTTTCACCTTTATCGTTTATTAATTTAGCTTTTAACATAAGCTCCCATGAGTTGCAAATAAAAAAACTAAAACCTTCTACCCTATATCTTATTGTAGGTTTGTTATATATTTCCAAGCCTAACAAAAATGCTTCAATACTTTTCTTTACTAACATATCATATGTGCTATTCATTTAAGTACCTTCTCCGCTTTTTTACTATAATAATATCATAGCGAATGATTGAGTACAATAAACACATTACAAAAACACCCCCGCAAAAGCGAGGGCATCAAACTAAATCTTTTTAACAAACTTCGTGTTAGCAGTGAGATAGTAACCAGATTTCGTTTTCAAGCGAGGTGTTCCGCCTTTTGTTTTAGCCATTCCTGTAATCGTGAAGATAGTGCCTACCGGATATGTTCCACCCGTTTTGTTTTTTGTTGTAAAGTCTACTGATTTGTATAGATCACATTGTACTAGTGTTTTAACTTTTCGTGGGTTTTCTGTGTAGTATGTGTTTTTACTTGCTGATGTGTGTGGTTTACTTGTGGTAGCAGAACCTTTTAGTTTCGCATTAACCGCATTTCTGAAACGTGTTAACTCACTCGGCTTTGCAACCCAAGGCGCAGGGCAATTTTTACCAGTGACGTCATAATGTCGAATAATATCACTAGCTGTTAAATTATATGTTTTGCAAAGCTCTGCAACTACATCAACAGAACGATTAAACGTTGCCGAAGTAATATTTCCGTTTTTATCTAAGCACATTTCGATACCAATAGAGGTCAAATTTGCATTTCCGCCAGCATAGTAGCTCGTAGTAGCTTTAAGCGCTTGTACCCTGCAAGCTTTCTCGTTCGCGTGGTATGCAACTTCGTTTAAAGGGATAATACAAATAGCTTCTTTATCATCAATAAAAATATGTGCAGAAGCGTAACGCCCTTTTAAATCTCTAAAATATCGTCTGTGATTATCTGCTCCAGCTCCAGGATTTGCAGTATAGTGCATAACAATTTTACTTACTCTTAGTAGCTTAAATCCTGGTCGCGAGAATTTATTTTTATTAATATAATTATATTTTAGTGTTGCCATTACTTATCATCCTCTTCATTTTTATTTTTATTCAAAACTAACTCGCTGTCGCTTGCGCCACCTGTCGTTGGGTCGTTTACTACTCCTAGTACACCGAGCAATAGAAATACACTGTTAATCATATCTAGCGCTTCTTTATTGATTGTGTCCGCGGGAATGGTTACGCCAAACCACCCAAGAACTTGCTGTACTAGCACCAAAATTAGCGGGATAACTGACACCCAAAAAACCTTCGATTTCATTCTTACTTTCCAGTTAATTTTCATTATTTTTCCTCCTTTATTTCCACATGATCGGGGCTAAGGTAATGATTGTTGTTATTACTGCGCCTATTAGTCCAATGATTGCAACTGTGACCATCGCATCGCTATTTTTAACTTTATCTGCTTTTTCTGACTTTGCTTTGATACTAGTAAGCTCAATATCATGTTCATGCAAATGGATTGTTGTGTCACTAGCAAACCTGTCCAATGTTGTTGCTGTTCTTTCTGTATTTTTTGCAATTTGATCTAATGATAATGATAGAGGAATAACAATATCTTTTAAGTCATTTAAATCATCACCTAATCCATCAACTTTATTTTCTATTTTCTCTATATCTTTTGATACATCAATCTTCAATTTACTTTCATATTCTAATAACTCTAATCTTGTTACGAATCCTGTTTGTTTTTCAGCTTCCATAGTTCAAACCCTCCCACACCCGCGATGAATAAATTAAAACATGCACTTAAACCATAGCGAACAGGAAGTAACCATTGTGACTGACCTTCCGCACTTGCAGAAGCATAGAGAAACAAAATAAATACGCCTATCGTTCCTCCAATAAGCATATTAATATATTTCGCCTTATTTACTTGAAATATTGATATTAAAATTAACACTGAACTGACAATAAAGAATAACCCCCACGTGTCCATGTTCATCAGATCGTCCATCAACTTGTAAGTATCACTTCCTTCTGCTACAGCGTCACCTTTTATCATTAAAAAAGCACCTGTCGCGAAACTAAACAGTGATACTTGCAAAGAAAAAAGAATACTAAAAACGTCCTTATAATTTTTGCTTAATAATTGATTCTTTAAATTTACCAACCATTTCCTCATCCACTCCACTTCCTACTTTTTGACATAAAAAATAAGCCAAATCGGCTTTAATCTAAAATATAAAATAATTGATTTAATGAAAAATAAGTAACGCTGGTGTCGGCAGGCATAAAACTCATTGCATTGGCGGAAGACGCATGTACTCGACCACCAGTCGATTTGCTCGTTGGCGCGTAAGCCATCGCCGTTCTTGTTGTCTGTATCTCAAGAGGCACAGAAGCAAAAGCGTTAGCTGATGCCCATGCGGTTGATTTTTGAACTTGACCACGGAAAAACACAATTCTAATTCCAAAAATGCATAAAATCATATATTGAGGTGTATTAAATTCGGCTGTAGAATATCCTGCGTTAAGCGGTAAATCTTTCCAACTTGTGTTATAAAACGAATCTGCATTTACAGATAAAGTTGTTTGTCCCTCCTTAGAGAAATCTAACGAATCACCGCGTAGCATTGCCTCTTTTAGTTCTCCGGAAACATTATGATCCATCAGTTGCTGTGCTACTTTCACACCACCGAGCGTTGTAACATCACTTTTTAAAATAGTAGAGCCGGCACCAGTTGGCAGTACTGTAGCAGCATTAAAGCCATCGTCATTCATCGTGACCGTCCCAGTAAACAAATTGCCTTCATCATCACGATAATTAATATTGTGAATAAATTCAGCACCTGTGATACTACCACTCTCTACATCACCTAATTTCGCAGTAATCGCTGATAACTCCCCGACTTTTAAAGCGTTATAATCCAGAGGTATTTCTTTCCAAATTATCCCATCCCACTTAAAAACACCTGTTATAGTATTTTCAACCTCATCTATCTTGAACCATGTATCGTTTATCTTTGGAATAGCTGGCGGTAGCTCACCATAAAAAGGTTTATTGTTATCACCAGCTTTCATTAACGCGTCATTAGCTGTATCTATTGCTGTGACAGCGGAATCTTTAGCATCATTTGCTACATGCTTTGCATCTGTTGCATTTGTATTTGCATCATTTGCTACACTTTCGGCACTACTAGCGATTTGCTGTGCTGTTTCAGCCTTATTACTTGCAATTGACGCAACTTTATTAGCATTTGTTGATACTTTCGCGTTTTCCCTCAATTGATTTATAATCGCAGGTGTAGCCGAATTAATATCAATAAAATCACCAACTACACAAGTGCTTTTTGACATATCGCTATAACAAATATTTAACTCAATAACCCTTGCTTGTACTGTAATTGGAGGACTCATTTCTAAATCTACAATTCTTACAAAACTGCCTTTTCTTATTCGATGTGCTTCAAAACCATAGACTTGTTCTAACATTAAAATATTTGCTTCATATTGATATGATGGCGATGATAACTTTCTAAGTTCTAAAGTACCCCATTGTTTCAACGCTGCCGCATTTGTTATATTTTCATTTACAATTTTAGTCATTAAGTAACCTGAGCCACTAGGATTGTATTGCTCATTTGCTTCATCATTATAGATATAATTCAATCCTCCATTAACAGAAGAAATGTTTAATTGTGTCCCATCAGCTTGCGTTGCACCAAGAGGTATAAGAGCGGTCTTAATGTTCGTAAATAACACTTTCCTCGTTATTCCTTTTATGCCTGTGCCACTCTCAATTCGAACACCTTCATTATCCCCAAACTGTTTCGCGACTTTACAATAATAGCCAACTATCCGCCCTTGAAATGTTTTTACATAAAACTTAACTTCGCAATCAAAAGCAGTACAAATTTGATGTAGGGCTTCTTGAGCTGTTATATATCCAGAGAACTCCAAATTTGCAACTGCCCCTACATTTTCTGTATCTTGAGGAATCCATCCACTCCCGCCAAGCACATATGTTAAAGCGGGACCAATATTACTATTTGAAAAAGTGCGATCTGTCACAATTACATTATTCAAATCAAAGATAAAAACATTTTCGCAAAAAATTCTTTTTTGAGGTTTCGAACTATTGTCATCTCGGATGTCTTGCACTTCAATAATTTTGAATAACAATGAATCATCGTTTAAGTCTTGAAGCATTACATAATTTCCGCCTGTTAAATATTTTGAACTTTCGTCATCTGTCAAAACAGAAAACTCATAAGTTGAATCAAAATCTATAACTTTCTCGGTGTGTGAATCGTTAAAATAATGAGTTCCATTTGTGGAGTCAGCAGATATGGATTTTACAATTTCTTTATTTTCATCTAATATCAATAACATTTAAACACTCCTTTAAAAAGTTCTTGGCCTAACATATACGGTCCAATCTGCCGCTTCAAACGGAGATACATTTAATATTTCTGTTGTACCACCAAATAACTTAAAAAAGTGACTTCCTATCGCTAGATTCTGCATAAAAGGAATGCCATTTTTATAAATTGTTTCTGTTTCAAAATCAAACATTAATTCATCGGATGCATGAGCTATAACTTGCGGAGCTGTGTTTGCAACAATATTTAATTTTTCAACAAGTGTATCTGTGAAAAATAAGTCCCTATTTGGGTCATGTGTGCCTGATGCTGCAGCGTATATATTTAATTGAGCTAATTTTTTTGTGTATTTATTAGCAGTGTCTACAAATACTTTTTTCTTTGTCCAGACAGGCTTTATATTGCTATCAAGTTTGATAATTTCGGCGGTAAATTGATTGCCTATTTTGGTTAGGATAAAGTAACCATAAAAATCTCTGTATTCGTTGTATGCGCCTGTTTGCACCTTTTCTGTCACTGTTTTATATTTCCCATTAACTTTTTTTCTAGTTGAAACTGTTTTGTATGTTTTAGTAACTTTCCCTGCCTCATTAAACAAATCTTTTTCAGGATAATTAGCAACATTTTGATCGCCAATAGATATTTTAACAATATTGACTTCGGTATTTGTGGCATTATCTTTTATTTGAAACGTTGCAATTTTTGCTCCTTTTTCATCAACAAGATACACTTCTAATTTACCTTGTTGCTTTTGTGCTGATGCTATGTTTTGAAGGCGCATTCTTACACGCCAGTTATCCTGTGCTTGGGGAAGAACTACTTTACTCATTGGGCCATGCCACTGTGTTCCAACACCATAATCAGATGCTCGAAATACATTTGCGGTTGAAGTAAAACTCCCATCAATAATTCCATTGTTAGCATCAAGCTGAAATGTTAAATCTGACTGTTGCATGGGGGTCCATGTAGCTAACACATTCATTGGATCGTTTAAAATTATTTCTGATGGTTTAACTGGAGTTTCTCCAGAATCTGGATCAACTCCTTCGCCAATGTATAAGTAATCCTCTTTATTCGATACAGCGATATAAGTGACATCCTGTTTTATAACTGCTCCAATTACAGGGCTGGTAGGTTGTGAACCGCGTACTGGTAATTTGTTACTTTCGCTAGTTAGCTCAAATTCTTCTTGTTCATAATAAACATACGGGTCTGAACAAACAAAATTCAGCGTTGCCCGTCCGTTATATAAAAGCCTATCTAAGTCTGTAGGTCCTTCAAATCGACCATAATACGTCTTTTCAGGCGCATCATCAATTACCAAAGAGCGTTCTTCTGCATCTACCTGCATCAACCAATCAGCGACAGATGTAGCCCGCTCACTTAATTCTTTAAGGCTATCTCCAATAATTTGTATTTCTAATTGTATCCCTCGTTGACCAACATTTGGTCCAAAATAAAAAGCGCCAATACGACCACTGACGCTTTCCGTATTACCTTCGTTTTGTGGGAACAATGGTGGTTTAATGTCAATTATTTCCACATGCTTATCAAATGAATGAATACCTTTATATGTGAATCCTAAACTCATAAAATCACCCCTTGTGCTCGATTAGTTCTAATAATACGGTTGTTTTGAATTTCTGTTATAAAATCTACCGTTTCCTCCGCCACCAGACGACCATCTAACATTGTTTTATTAACAATTTGAATTGGTTGTACTGAAACTGGGTTTCCGCTTCCTTGCGTTGCTATAGAAGCCCCTGAGTAAGCCGTAATTTCTTTTGTGTTCGGGGTGACTGGGACTGAAATAGCAGGTGATAGACTTGTTAAATGTTTTTGCATTTTATGAGCCGCCAAATCTATAGTATTTAGATTCTTAAGCATTCCGACTCCAATTCCCGCTGGCACTTGTTCACCAACTTCATCGCTCATTAGCCGAGAAGGCGAGTGGATTTTCAGTCTTTTCTTGATTGTCGATTCAATTGTTTTAGCTAGTTGATCCGCTTGTTTCTCTAGTGGGCCGTTCATTTGCTTGAACCCTTGAATAATCCCCGCTACGGTCTGTACACCAAGTTTAGATCCAGCAGTCCGATATTCTTTTGCTTTATCAAGTTCTTTCAACCAAGAAGCGTTCGCATTTGCCAAATCTTTTTTAGCTTTATCGTTCGCCGCCTTGACAGCTTTATCCATCGCCACTTTATCATTTACAGAAGCGTCTAATCCCAGCTTGTTTGCATTAGCATGTTTTTTACTCCACTCAGCTTGATATTGTTTCAGTTGTGTATCAGACATTCCCGCAATTGCTTTAGCTTGTCCTGTTGCGCTTACACCCATATTGCGTATCTCGTCTATAAGACCTTTACTAACACCGCGTTTTTTCATTTTATCAAGTTGAGCCATAAAATCTTTTTGTTGGGCTGTTTGTGATTTAAGATTTTTTGTTAATTCGCTACCACTTGATTTCTCTGTAACAGCAGCATCAAATAGTCCAGTCTGATTATATGCGGCTTCTTGATTTGATTTAAGAGCATCCTTATATGTCTTTTTCGCTTCATTAATAGAATCCTTAGCCGTTTTATTTATTTTAGCAACATTATCATAATATTTTTGTGTGCTACTTTTTATTGATTTATTAAGTTTAGTTTTTTGTGTATTAATTTCTTTGTTTGCTCCAGCAATATTTAATTTGATTTGTCTTGTTTGCGCTGCATTTAAGCGATATTGCTTATTAATTTGTTTTAATTTATTAATGTACGATTGTGCGCTAATTGCGCCTGTTTTATAATCTACTTGCACATTTGATATTTTATTACTTACATTTTTCGCATAGCTTGTTTTAGTACCTTTGGCATAATGAGGTACATTACTCAAAGCTTTAGCTGTTTTATCCCCTCGTAGCACTTCGGTACCTCGTGGTAGATTAAGAAGAACGTTACGACCTTTAGGAACAAAACTATTCCCATCCGGGGTGGTAATCATTTCTTCATAGTTGCTTCCATTGGCATCGTTAACTAATGCAGGTCCGCCTTTGTGGTTATTTGTCCCAGTTGCATAACCTACCTCTTGAATTCCGCTTGGACTTTTACCACTCGTTTTGTATGCAATAGAAATTACTTTTTGATTTTTCATGTTGAGCATATCACGCCACGAGTTTATAGCATTGTCAATAGCGTTTTTAGTAGCCTCTGCGTTGGAATTAATAACTAAATCTTTTCTATGGACAGCTATGTTGTTATAGTCGTCGACTGTTCTACTACCTCTATCTATTTTTGATAATAGGTCTCTGTTGTTTGCAAAAAGTTTTTTAAGATTCACCTTTTGTCCGTTATATTGAACAATAACATCTTTACCACTCTGAATTTTATTCCTAACATCATAGTTATTTGCTAAAAGCGTCTTTAAATCTACGTTCGTTCCGTTATAGCTAACTAACATCCCTTTAGAAGAATTCATTTTCTTTATTACATCAGAATTATCAACTACTAAAGTTTTCATTGATGGAGGTAAGTTGTCCCAAACTCCCATGTCTTGCAGAGCTTTTTGTAACGCCAGACTAGTATCTGCATTCGCAATCATACTTTTTTGTTCAGGCTTCAATTTATCCCAAATACCTAAATCTGACAACGCGTTAGCTACATGTATAGAGTCCTCATAACTGACAATTAATTTCTTTTCGTTGAAAGTCATCTTATCCCAGCGACCACTTTCAATAGTTGCTGTTGCAATAGTCTTTTTAGCATCTGTGGTTAATTTTGCTTCTTTCATGATGAATTTAAGATTATTCCAACCATCATCACTTTTAGCTAAATTGGATACGAATTCACCAACATTGTCTCTTATTTCAGAAGTTTTAGGGTCTAATACTAAGTTGTTCCATGCGGTATCTGCCATTTTTGCTCCATCGCCAATTAGCTTGCTGGCTTCGTCAGCTTTGCCCGCTTTTTCTTGTACATCACGTGTAAATTCGTCATAATCTAGTCCCATATCTTTTAATCCGCGTCGGATGTTTTTTCGCGCTACTTCATTACTTACACCTAACTTGTCGTATAACTGTTCTTGCGTTCGTATCCAAGCCGTTACACTAGATCGCACTGTTCTATTCTGATCTCTATCCAGTTGGTTCATTGCATTATTGTATGACGTTTTATCTATTAATTCTTTATCATAAGATTCTTTGAATGCTTTCTTTTGTTTCTTCGTTTCATCTGTTGTTGCTTTTGTGACTTTACCAAGATAGTCAGCTTGTTCAGTGAGTGCTTTTGTGCTTAAATTCTGCACCTCACCATTCATCGCTTTTATCAGCTGTGTTTTCTTTTTGTTGCTTAAGCCTAAACTTTCAATTTGTTCAATCTGCATATCTTTGTAAATATTGTTAACAATTTTCGATTGTTCAGATGTCATCTTGCCAGTTTTAACCGCATGAGATTGATAAATCTTTTCTATTTCTTTATATTGCGAATCTACGTTTGCCTTTCTTTCTTCTGCCCTCTTTTCAGAATCTTTCATGGCGTTGTCTAGTAACGCTTGTACAGCAGGTGAAGCTTCATCATATGCTTTCTTGAAGTCACCCAATGCATCGTCTGTATTCTTCTTAATTTCGTCCGCCATGTTTTTGAAAGCACTGACAATTTTCTCGCTGTCTTCTGTAGCGCCAGTTGCAAAGGTATCTAGTGCAAGCTTACCCTCTGATGCAAATTCATTAAATTTCACCATAGACTTATCTGCCTCGGCGCCAATGTCATAGCCCCACGTTTTCACACGTTCTTTGCTCTCTTCGATTTTGCTTATATGTTTATCTAGTGCATAAATACCCACACCAAGCAAAGCCGCACCAGCCACCGTAATAACTGCTGGTAAAGCTCCGAAAGAACCAGCTAATCCTGCCGCTGCTAAACTAGTTCCTTCTACTGCCGTTGTAGTAGCGCCAAAGCCAGCAGCTAAAGGGGCTAACTTGCTTCCTAAGCCTAAAATTTTGCCAAATCCTGCAAATCCTTTTATTAATCCGCCAGTCATTGATACTAGTTTTCCGCCAATCATTAACATAGGCCCTGCAGCAGCAATTACGCCAGCCCATTTTATGATACTTTGTTGTTGTGCTCCTGATAAGTCGTTGAACTTATCAATCATTTTGTTCGCCCACTCAATGATAGGAGTAAGCGCGGGCATTAATTTTTGACCTACATTTTGTTCTAATACTTCGAGTGAAGCTTTAAATTGGTCCACACCAAACTTACCAGCTTTTCGCATATTATCAGCAACTTGTTTAGTATATCCGTTTGCTTCATCAGCACCCTTGGAATATTTACGTAGAGAATCGCCTCCCGCTTCCAAAAGCGTATTGACAGCCGATAGAGGTTCGCGTCCGAAAATCATTGTTAAGAAAGAGTTTTTCTGTGTTTTTGTCATTTTCTTTGTTTTATCATTAATATCATCTAAAAGCGTTGGTAATGATTTCATGTTCCCGTTCGAATCTTCTATTTTAAGGCCAACGCTTTTCATTGCCTCTGCCGCTTGTTTAGAAGGCTTTAATAAACTTGTAAGCATTCCCCGTAAACCAGTACCTGCTTTTTGTCCTTCAATACCTCTGTTGGAAAGTAAACCAACTGCCGCGGCTGTGTCTGTAAGTGAGTATCCTAGCGAATGCGAGATAGGACCAACATAGTTCATTGCTGTTCCCATATCAGAAAATCCAGCCGCTGTTTTATCAGCTACATAGGTTAGCACATCCGCAACTTTGTTTGTATATTCCATCTGCTTATTTGTGTCTTTAGAAATCATTCCAAATTGTTCTAACGTCGAAGTAGTAACTGTCATAACTGTTTCGAACTCATCACCAGATGCACGAGCGGCGTTAAATATTGCAGGCATGGATGCCATCGTTTGGTTAATATCGTAGCCTTTTTTTACCATTTCTTTCATACCAAGCATAGTTTGCTCAGAAGCTACCCCATACTTAACACTAGCTTTCTGTGCATAATCAAAGACTTGTGTATAACGATCGCCAAACTCTTTCGCCGATTCTCCAGATTCGCGCAATAAAGAGTTAATTTCTGTTACTTCATTATCAAAATCCAGATATGCTTTTGTTGATTTAACCATGCCAGCAACGATAGGAGCCGTAAATCCAACGGTCATCGCGGTTCCAACTTTAGTTAACTTTTGCCCTGATTTTTCAAGCATATTTCCGAATTGTTCAACTTTGACGATAGATGAATCAAGACCTTTAACATTAATGTTTTTCTTATTGATTTTGTCGATATTGTCAGATGCTTTTTGCCCTTTCTTCGCAAAATTATCCATATCCTTATCGATTTTGTTCATCTGGCTTTTATAGCCATTTTCGCGTATTTTTATATCGTAATAAATTTCTCCCGCTTTACTCATATTTTCACCCCTCTTTCAGCTTGCTGTTAGCTCTCAAAGCCTTTTCTAATCCTTCTTCATTAGAAGCAGCATCCTCAAAATATCCACGCTTTAACATGATTCGATTTTGCTTTATTTTTTCTTTCAGTAAATGTTTTGGTACTTTGCTTCGTTCGGTCATTCGAATTTCAAGAGTTGTCATAAATGGCGTGTCACCACCGAGATTCTCGAGATATGTCCGGAACTCTGAAAAAGTCATATTTGACAATTCTTTGCGCAATCTGATACCGTAATACGACAAAAAAGAAGACTCGATTAAATCAAAGTCTTCAACTATTCCGTAATACTGTTTTCCTGTGGCTTCCCCTCGTCACTTTCCTCGCTCATATCGCTTTCAAATAATTTAGCTATAATGTATTCAATAAGCCCCTCATAGACTTTAGTTGGCAATGTTTTGGAATTGATTTCTTCTCTATCTTCTTTGCTGAAAAAAATAGCAAAAATATCATCATTTGTCGCTACGATCCCATCTGTGATAGTCATTAACAATTCATGCATGTTTTCATCATTTGGTATTGTATGCTCGTCATCACTTTCATCGGCTTTTAGTTTAGGCGCAAGAACTTGTCCTAAAATTTTGGGGGCTTCATCCAAAAGCGCACTGTACTTAATGTGTGCTTGTGCCGAAATGTCCGCATAATACTTTTTCCCGTTAATTTCCAAAGGAAGTTTTACTTCATTCTCGTTAAAATTAAATGATTTCATTTTTGTCCTCCAAATTAATAAAAGCCCATACTGAGTAAGGGCTTTTATTATTATTCTGTTGCTTCTACAGTTACTTGTACTACTTTATTGATAGAAGGTTTTTCTTTAGATGCGACTGTTATGTTTGCTGTTCCTTCTGCTACCCCTTCACCTGTACCCACGCTGTTTATTTTGGCTTTTGGTGGATTAGAGGAAGTGAATGCAATACCTTGACTAGCGTTTGCAGGCAATACAGAAGCATTAATAGTAAATGTTTCTCCTACCTTAACCGTAATTGTATCGTGGTCCACTGTGACGCTGGACGGCTCAGTTTCAGGGTGCAACTGCTGCTGTAAACTTAGGCGCGCCGTTAGAATTTAAGGTTGCAGAAAATGCGCCTATGTCATTTGCTCCGCCACCTCCAAAATCATTAATACCAATCGGACCAGTGATTTCATATTTAGACCCTCCCGGGAACTTCACCACAATAGTTTTTTCAGCTGAAGCTCCAACCTTATCCCACGTTTCACGTAATTCGTTTTGCCCTTCATCTGAATCATTGTATTTCCCATCTAAACCAAGTTCCATAGCCATACCTGTTTTAACCGCGCGTTCAAAATTCTCACCAATAGTTGTGTATTGTTCAATATTAGAATTCAAGCTAATATCTAATGTTTCTAAATCTTTAATTAGTACTCCGTCACCAGTTGTTAATTTTGCATCTCTCACAAAAATTTCAATTTCTTTTACTGCGTATGTTGGCATTTGCCTCCATCTCCTTTTCAAATAATATTGTTAGTTGGTAAATCAAACGACCATCATCGTCATAATCAACTTGTCCGCCGCTTGCTATATCTGTAGCTATTACCTTCTGATTTTGGATATTCAGCTCAGAAGGATTTGTTAAAAGAAAGTAGTTACGTAATAAATCGTATGTTCGTTTGCATTGAATTGTGTTTTTGTCATAAATTAAAAAGCCAATGCTCTCACGAACACGACTTTGCGTTTGCACTTGCTTGTTTTGAAATGTCGGCGCTTCATTAATTACTACCATTGAATCAAGCCCTGTTTGTTTAATGAATCCAAGAGTTGTTACAGCTGGGAATGTTTTTTTGAAATGTGCTACTAAATCTTCTATCATAAACGCATCCCGCTCTCTACAATTTGATTAATACTCTGAATTCCATAGCTTATTGCCATTTCATACCATCGTGGGTTGTGACGATTTTCATAATATTGTCTGCGGGCATAAGGAGTTAAACTAAACACTCTAGCCACAGTTGAATTTTTTTTGATGATAACTTTAAAATCCGAACTTCGACGCAAGTCTCCATACAAAATTGGAGTAACAGGTTGTGCTAATTCAACCAATTCTTTACCAGCTTTTGCAGCCGTTGACAAAGCTTTATTATGAATATCATCTATGACTGTATCTTTAAAACTACTAAAGCTCATGCTCGGTCACCTCTCCTACGACAATTTCAAAATGATGTATACTACCGTCGGGATTCGGCGGGAAAGATACGCTCTGGACCTCACCTTTGATTGAACAATAGCCAGGAATAACAAAAGATACATTGTCCCCTTCGTTTACAACAAAATCTAATTTGTTACAAAATAAGTTAATAATATATCTTATGTTTAACCCTTCCTCTGTTTTATTTACGAGCTTTTCAAACTCATAGCGAAACATTGATTTATTAATTGCATTTGGTAAAAGATTTCCAAAGTCATCGCGCCCGCTATTACTAGTTATAGTAACTTCTGTGTTTAGGATAGCTTCTGGAATAGGTGGTAATTGAAAGCTCATTAACAGCCACCTACTCCCGCATAAAGCCAGCCACTAGATAAAAGCAAATCCATCACTTTGTCTGGAACGTCAGGTATAAAGTTGTTCGAGTTTTGTGATTGACCACCCATAGTTAATTTACCTAGTGTAAAGTTACCAATGCCAATAAACTCACCATATTTCTTGATGTGTTCACACTGCCACGCGACAGCTTGCTTAATATCATCATCTACATTGTCAAGGTCTACGATATTAGGCATAATTTGCTTGTCAATTGCTACAGAAGCGGCTTTTATTAAATTATCCGCTTCTGTTGGTTCGATACTTAAGTTTGTTAGACTAGCTAACTCACTTGCTGTAATATACGTTTTCATTTACTCACCCTCTTTATTTTTGGGCTCCTTTTTACTCTTGGATGGTTCTTTTTCTGGTTCTTTATACTCGAACTCTTCAAAACCATCATTTTCTAACTGCTTAATCAACACTTCATTGTCCGTATTGTATACCGCATTATCTTTTCTTAATTGCATAAACAACTCCTCCTTAAGCCACTGTAGAGGCGATAACCCCGTCTTTTTGTTGTTCTTTTACAAAAATATCATGGTATACACGATATTGATATAACCATCCGTCACCTTGTCCAACTGAACCTGGTGCATGAAGATAAATAGAAGCATGTTTAGTACCGCCAATAACAGAACCTTTATTGATTAGTAAATAATTAAGTTTCTTAGCACTAGCGGCTGGTTTATAACCATCTGTAAAATCAAAAGTATCATAGAAGCGGTCTTCTGCTTCAATTTCAACAAGTTTAACTCCATCAATTCCTGTAACGCGAGTTTCTAGACTAGAAGGTCCAATGTTTTGATTAGAAATTGTTCTAGTAAAATCCTTACTTAGTTCTAATGCAGCCATAACATCTACTGATACATACATCACAAGATTTTGCGTGCCATATTTTTTGACTTTTCGAATAGCTGCTTTAAGTGTGCGAAATACATTTTCTTCTGTAATGGTTTCCGCAGTAGAATAACCATTCTTTTTAGCTTCTGTAGCTAACTTTGAAAATCTGTATGCGTCAACCTCTGGTGCAGAGTGGCGCGAATTAAACTCTTTCGTAACATTAGCCGCTGTTAAAGCTTGTCCGGTTTCGTCCACATCCATAACATCCACGAAGAATTCTACATCACGATCAAAAGTAATTGTGTACGCTGTGTTCTCATTTGATGCTGAGCCTTCGTTATATCCTTTATTTCTCGTATGCGGTTTTAATCCAGTCGTTGTGATTGTTTGAATCTTAAACGTTTTTGCATCTAACCATAAAAGATTTGATGTTTCTAATTCATTTGTGTAAGTCCCAAACACTAATTTTTGGTCTAGCTCCTTACCGTACTTGTCTACATAGTTAATAGCCATTTTGCTATCTCTCCTTTTCTAATTATGAATTTAATGCTTGAATGAATGGGTCTGTGGCACTCGGCTCACTTGCATTGCCTAGTCCTGCCCCGATTGGTGGAGGCGTGTCACCTTCATCAGATTTTGCAATCCATTCAGGATATTGCTCTGCGAATTTCGCTAAGTTGTCGTCATTTCGCTCTTCATCCCCAAAAAGCTTCGTAAACGCTTCATAGCGTTCTTCTTTTACGCCGCTTTCTTTTAACTTACTGTGCCACTCTGCCGTTTGTTCTTTCTGAACATATTCATCCAGCTTTGATAGTGCCTCGTCTTTCTCTTTTTGAAGTTTTTTCAATGCCTTTTCAGATGAATCATGTTCGCCCACTTGATCGTTAAGCTGATTAATTTGGTCGTTTAACTTCGTGATTTCTTCCTCATGCGCGCTTTTGATAGTTTCAATCTCTCCATTAAATTTCCGTTTTTCAGCCGCTAAGCGATTCTTTACAATTTCATCCAGTTCCGCTTGGGTAAAATTCTTATCGTCCCCACCTTCAGCAAAATGTTGGATGTCAAACTTGCGCTGTAAATAATTCTTCATATTTCCTCCTTTTTAAGCTCTGAGTGAGCCATCCCTGTCTATTAGTTGCCGGCAGGTAGGCAAGATTTTTATATCAAGCCAAACAAAAAAAGCGTTCATTTAGACGCTTTTATAATTTCTCTATCCAATTCTCTCTCTAAGAATCGATTGTTATTCAAATGGTCTTGCAAAGCTTCTTCCCATTGCCTTACTTTCCCAGCTGTATATTGTTTAGAGGGACCTTCTGCAAGTATATCTTTTGTTTTCCAATCACGAACGCCGCGCTCGTAGTACCGTTGCTTACTTTGCGCTTCGTATTCTTCTTCATCATATGGCATAGGCTCGTCTGTTTCGTCACCTTCGAAATAAGAATATAAAAAATGGTGGCAATTTGGATGAAACAAGCCATCGTTTTCCGCTTCTTGTAATGTTTTATATTCATTGCTTTCGTAGTTAACTGATAGCACTTCTCCTTGCCAAGGAGCACAACGCGGACAACTTCTTACGTGAGCTGACACTTGAACTAATTCGTGCTCATATCTTCCAAGAACGCGTTTCATGGCATTTAAACCAACATTAAAAAAAGCACCTCTTGAAGCCATTTCCATGTAAGCTCCTGGTCGGTACTTTCTTCCAGACTGATCTATAACATTTCTTATGCCATCACCTAAAACATTAATAAGTGATGTTGCGATAGCATATTTTAAAATTCCATTGTTATCTTTTGTTTCCTTAACCACTTGTTTGTATTTGGAGGGCGCGATTTTTTGCCAATAATTAGCCATATCTTCCGAAATTTGGATAAGTGCATCACTTTCAGATAAATAGTCGTCATTTTGTATATCAACCTCTTTCTTAGTTTGATATCTGGCTTCCATTTCGTCCTCGTATTCGTTCACACAATCAAGATAAACACGATACGTTAGTTTATCTATTTTATCTCTCGTTTCATCTTTGAAAAGACTTATATGTGCTTTCAATTCTCTTTTAAACTTTATCAAACGCGACTGCTGAATGAATTTCCATTTTGTTGGATTCTTAGCGCCATGCATAACATGCTTCTTTATCAGCAAAAGCAACTCTATTTCGGCATTGTTAAAATGGTTTCGTAAGATAGATGCTTCTTTTTCGAAATCCACTGGTGCATGGTGATGACTCATCTAATCACCCGCCTTTCGTTTCAATTCCACCAATTGCTTCTGGGTCCGGAACCTCTCCAATCGAGTTTTCTAAATAGATACGTTTTACTTCCGCTTGAACCTCTTCATCTTCCCATTTTGGGTGGATTAATTTCACCTTTTCTTCTACACTCATCGCTAATGCGCTGTTCATATTGTTTAAAGTACTAGAAAGTTCATTCAAATTAACCGTCATTGGGTCCGGAAACTCAATTATTACCCTGATTTCATCACGTATTATTGCTTTTTCTTTATTGTTTGTTCCGCCAGTTAACAAATATAGGAAGTCCCAAAGCATCTGTTCGTAAACATTTTGAATAAGGCGTTTTTTCTTCTCAATTTTACGCACTGTCGCGTCTTGTAAACTCCAAATTTCGGTCGCCTTAACTTCTCTATTACCTAGATTAAAAGTAGCGGGATTATAACCAGATTTCGAAACAGCTTTCTGAGCAAAATATTCCATCGTTTCGCGATAACTACCGTCTCGGAAGTCTCCTTGCATGAATTGAATCATGTCATTTAACTTCGCACCAGCGTCCAACGTCCCTTTAAACTGCATAAAGTAGTCTTCATCTACATTCATGGACCATTCTTCTTTATCTGTGCTCTTATTAACTTTTTTCCTAAACATTCGCTCACTAGCCGCTATTTTTGTTTTTGTTTTCTCACCTTCGCGCATATAAACAGTGAAAAAGTAATCTACGGCAAATAAATAATTGGTACATTGTGATAAGTCCGATTCCCCGAGATTAAGATGTGGGTATCTAGTATTGCTTGGGCTATTATTTATTAAATACGCGCCCATACTCTTTAAACCAATTGATACAGAATGATTCAATTGAATATTATTTGTGTACAGATAGCTTGTAATCTGTTCTGGTAGTCTCTCCGCACCCATAGGAGTAGTTTTATCGCCATCAATTTTAATAACAGAATATGTTACAAAACCTCCAGATAATTTTTTCCCTTCCTTGTCCCATTGTTTTATTTCTCTGCTTTCAACTAAATAATAAATATCTGCTGTATTACTTGTGGGTATTTCCTCAAAGAAATTAAAACGAAATGGCTCATTGTTTTTAAAATCTATCCAAAATTGGCTAGAGCTATGAACACTAATAGATGGTCGCCCATTTAAAATGTTAATCTTTACAGCAGATACTCCGCTCCCCCCTGCTAATTCAACAATTTTCACGCTCTTACTATCAAAATTATCAATCCGTAACGCTTCTTTCAGTTGTTTAGTTAAGTTTTCATCCTTACTGCCATTAACCCCTGTTACATCAATACTTAAAGGCTTTCCAGATATATACTCAGCCGCAACAACAACTATCTCATTGCCTGTTCCGGAATTCATTAACTTATCGTGTACTGTTGGCACATATCCTTGAGCCCACAACGAAGTTAAATAGGAGTCTTTGCTCCATTCTTTTTGATTATCTGGAATAAGCGGCAGGTATTTTGGTATTAACTCCGGTTCGCTGCCATTAGGCTTTCCATTTAGCCAACCTTTAATAAAGCGTGTCATTACACTCCAAACACCCATTTAATCACTCCTTTCTATATATCTTCATAATTCCTATAAAAGTAGTTTGTAGCATATCTGCTTGTATCCATCGCATGATTATTCTTATCAACTGGTTTCCCGCTGTTTTCGTCGCGTACATACATACCCATTTCTTGCAGCCAACCATAATTGTCGTATTGATCATTGAGTTGTTCAACAAGCAAATAACGCCTTTCGCTTAATAGCGACTGCATCCGCTCAATTCCAACCTCTATGCCTTGCGCTTTACCTGTCACATCATGAGCATTGTTGTCTGCTCCTGCTGTATCAACACCAACCTTTTCCAGTTCTTCACGTAGCCAGCGACAGGCAGGGTCAATAAAAACAGGCTCATTTACTGGTACTTCATACTCTTTCATACACCATTGAATGAATTGTTTTATCTCAACGGCATAGGTTGAACCAGCTTTTACTTCTCCTGTATCCCTACCACTGTGATAATAGGATGCAACTTGATTAAATTTGTATTTATAATGTCCGTCAGCCGCGTGCTCTGTAATTACATAGCACTCACAAACAGTAGCATCTTGTTGTCCTCCGTCACCAAAAAAGACCATCTCAATTGGACGACCTTCTAATTTGGATATTTGGTTTTTCTGCATATCAAATGTTTCGTAAATAATACCTTTCGGCAAAACTCGTTTACCATACCAGTCACGTTGCAAAAGGTAAGAAGAGAACTTTAATTCGTTATATAGTTCGTTTCTTCTCTCTTCGTCAAGTATAGGATTATCAAATGGTGTCCAATGACGCCACTTGTAACGTCCTGTTTTTTCGTAACGATCAAATACTTCTGTTAATACTTGATGGCTTGGAGCGGGAGGATTTAATTCTGCTAAATGGAATCTATCTTTTGCTGCATAAGTTCTCCGGAAACACTCTTTTACAAAATCCATGTGTAATAAGTTGATTTCCAAAAATGTTACAGAGCCAAGCGACATACCTGTGATAGCGCCCACACTGTTTACCTTGCCTCCACCTTTGTAGTAAATCTTTTTCTTACCATTTGGAGCATGTAAAAGTAAGTGGTCCCCGTGTTCATCGTGCTTCATTTCTGCGAGGTTTCCGTAAATATGAATTAAACCTAAACCATCACCATCCATAAATAATCGAAAGGCTTGTTCTTGGTTATATGCTGTAACTAAATGGTTCATATCCCTAGAATTAATGTAGAAATTTGCCATTTTAAAAATATCAGCTGTGGTTTTCCCAGAACGCGGAGTCCCTTCGTTAACTTCTAACGTTATGGTTTTAGTTTGTTCCCGTATCGTCTCTTGTTGTTTTGGACTGAATGCCAATTGAACCACTGCCATCACCACCATTCGCAACATCAATCAATGCGTTTAATAATGATGTATCTTTTTCAGCGCCTTTAATAAGAGCTGTGCGGGCCAGTATATTATCTGTTGATGCAATAATTTGATTAAGCTTAGCCTTACGTTCATCTTGCTCATCAGCTATGGCAATAAATTGCTTAATCAACCCACTTAGTGTAGACATAGCACGACTTTGTGCATTTAAAAAATTCGCCTGTTTATCCCAAGCAAATTGATACTCGTATTTATCAGAACCACTATCCCCGAACCCTGCTTGTGTCTGGACTCTCGTTTCATCCTCAGCGTTTTCCACCCACATAATTTTCTGTGCTCGAATAATAGCGGCGTATTGTATTTGTATCTGCCCCCAAATTAAATCAGCTGGTTCTTGTTGATTCATCATACTAATAATTTCTATCGTGTCATCCGGAAGATATTTAGAATACAGTCCGTGTGTACGGGCGTTTTGATTGCCTTTAGGAGCGGCGCCACCTTTATTGTTCTTAGCATTCCCGTTCCCTTTCATTGAATAGTAACGCTCCTTTTGATTCGTAACGTTACTATTGCCGTTATCACTCCAGTTATCTTCCGATTTCCATTTCCTAATCTGTGATGGTTTACAATTTAACTTACTGGCAATTTCCACAAGCGGCATTGTCTTATCTGAATCAAGCCACATTTTCTTCGCTATGTCTCTGTTTGGATTTCTTGCTCTAGCCACTCACTTCCACCACCTCGCATTCTGTGTTTGTTTCGCTAATTAATTATTATCTTTAATCGTTCCTACAATGATGCTTAGCGCTTCTAAATAATCATTCTTAGCTTGTTCAAAAGACTTACCATTTAGTGTAGCTAATCTTTCTATTTTCATGTAATGAATCTGGGCTAACACAAAGCTTTGTTCTTGTTCTGAACCAGCAATATTTATTTTGAATTCTGGCTCTTTTCCTTTTACCTCTGTTATTCCAGCTTTTATAATGTCTCTCATATAATCAACCCCTTATTATTTTAATGTATCAAAAAAAAAGCCTGTTTTACGAGGCCTTCAAAGAGTTACACGAATTAATTTTTATTCAAAAAAACCATCTTCTATTAATATTTTGTCAATCAAATCTAATTCTTTAAAATACTCTTCTTTCACTTCACCCCAATCATTTAAAATTCCATATAATAAAGAATCTTGTTTCGTAGTAGTTTCAGGGAATCCGATATCTTTCCTAAGCGCAAGAATAAGATCAGACATCATATATACATATTTATTATTAAATGCCTTTTCGGATAGCCCTTTTTCTATAAAAAACGGTGCATCATATTCTTGTATAAATCTTCTATATGTCGTAAACATGTCTATTGTTTCATCGTTAGCAAATAACATTAGACTATACATCAGCGTATTATATATTTCCCCTAATTCTCTAAGCTTCTTTTCATACCTTTGGATTTCATTTGTGGTTTTCTGAGGCATTTTGCTTATATATAGCATCTCTTTAAACATACTAACAATATCAATAAAAAGTTTTATCTTTTCAGGATGCACATTTTCTTGTGAAATCCTAATTTCTTGTAACTCCTTTGTAATTTTATTGTTTAGCTCATTTAACTTCTTGTCATAAAAATATTTTGGAATCAAACCTATTCCTAACATTCCAAGTAATGGCATAAGCAATTGCGCAATATTAAAATAAATTTCAGTGTTCTCCATGAGCATCTCCTTTTTTTAATTCAACTATAACAAAACAAATAAGTATGCTCAATGTATTACTTATAAATGAGAAGTGGAGCGCAGACTCAATATATGATTTATTTTTGTAATCATCTTCACTTCTCATATATAGGTGGCAGGTGTGCGGCAAAAATTACTAAATTGCCATGCAGAACAAACTTCCGTCGATTTGTTGTTGTATTTTTTCTTCTCCTCGATGTAAGTATGATCGCACAGAACGAATGCTTATCTCTAGTTCGTCGCTAATTTGAGATAAAGATAAATTTTTTTCATGTTTTAATAAAAATACTTTTTTCTCTTGCGCTGACATCGTACTCATAGCATCTTCCATCCGAATTTTATCCCATTCTGAAATTTTCGGCTCATTATCTTCAAACTCATACGCGTTCCCATGCTCATATACGAACCACTGACGCATTTTTTCAATATCTGTAACGCATATCTCTCTTTGCAAACCGGAGCGTCTGTGAATAGCTCTGCGTGGTGCTGGTTCATGTCCTAATTCCATCCACTCAATTGAATACTCTAAACTGTCGATAATACTTTTTAATTTTGACATCGTGGTTTTTTCTGACACATCTTGAAAAGTTCTTTTATGTCCCGCTTCTAATGGAGGGCGTTTTTCAGCATCAATTCTTTTTTGCAGATTAGCTTTTACTTTTTGCACATCTTGTAAAGCTCCTCTGTACTCATTAATTAATTCTTGCATTCTCGTCACTCTCCCCAATGATTAATAAAAAAAGGACGTCACGACAGATTTAACTGTTCATGACGTCCTTCGATTTTTTCGACCAGACTATTTATTTAGTTTTATTGTTTGTACATTTTCGGCAGTGGTAGGTTTGCCGTGACTCCAGGTTATGGTAGTTTTTCCGAAGCCGTTTTCAGGTGGTTTTGTTATTAACTTTTCTTCACCATTTACGCGAGTATACACACCATCTTCTTTTTTCATAAAATCGCCCCCTAAAAATCATTTATCCGTCCAATTTTCCCTAGCGATTCTGTGTAAATCGTAAACAAAATTCTTTCGGTAATATGAGCGATTTTCTCTAATTGCTACAAAATTATCCATTTTCGATTTAGATACATTAAAGAAATCAGCTATTTCCGATTGTGTTAGCCCCGCATGTCGCAATTTAACAAATTCAATAATGTTCATATTTTCCCAATTCCTATTTCCGACTATCGCTCTTGCTTCCTTCTTCATCCAAGTACGCATTTTCTCTTCTGTATTAGTATTCATTAAATCGTTTAACTCTTTTTGCAACACTTTCCTGTCAGCAAAAGGTAAATTTTCGTTTATTAAATAACTAATTATCTCCCGTTGCCTCTCTTTATTCTCTGTCATCTCTAATACTGCCATTTTTCACACCTCCACGAAATTTCGTCCTTTCTGTTTCAAACACTTAATTGATTGCATATAACGCAGTTCGAAAAGTTTTTGCTTGATTCGAAACTCTTTTGTTAACATGCCTTTGATGTCGATTAATTCCTCATGTCCATCACTGTAACGAACGAGAAAATCCGCTTTATATTTAATCGCTCGATACAGTTTTCCGTTTTTTCGAAAGCTTTCTTGTAGCACAAACTCTGGCTGTAAATCGAAACTCACTACTTCACCAGTCATTTTTAATAGTTTCAATTGCTGATAATATGCTGCTTCTGCTTTGCTATCGAACTTTATATCGTCAATAACAACTTTCTTCGCATTATATTTACTTCGCGTACTCGTTCGCCTCGTTAATGACGAACGCGGTATACTTTGCCTCAATTTCTTCGTCCCCCATTTGTTCGATTTCGCTAATTTGGTAGTTTGTAACTTCTGCAATCGCATTAGCCATTTGGCGGATGCTCATTGATCTATTTCTCAACTTTTTTATTGCAGTTTCTGCTGTCATTTTTATTCACCCTCTCGCTCAAAATGGCAAATCGTCATCTGAAATATCAATCGGCTTGCCTTCGTTTGCAAATGAATCACTATTCTGGCTCGAACTAGCTCGATATGAGCCGTTTTTATTGTTATTTGAATAATTAGCTTCGTTTTGATTATTATTCGGTGTAGAGCCTTCTACAGCGTTCAGCTTAGGTTCCAAAAATTGAACACTCTCGGCCACTATTTCCGTCACATAAACGCGCTTACCGTCGTTCCCCTCATAGTTACGAGTTTGAACGCGACCGTCAACGCCTGCCATACTTCCTTTTTTCAAGAAATTAGCAACGTTTTCTGCTGGTTTACGCCAAACTACACAATTAATAAAATCAGCTTCTCGTTCTCCTTGTTGGTTAGTGAAAGTACGATTTACAGCAAGTGTAAAAGTCGCAACTGCTGCACCAGCTGGGGTATAACGTAAATCAGGGTCTTTAGTTAAGCGTCCTACTAGTATGACACGATTCATCATTTATTTTTCCTCCTCCCCGTCCTCCAAGTATTCTCCTTCTTCAAAAACATAGCTTGCAAAATTTTTATCATCTTCATCGCAAGTTCCGAGAAAGCCATCTACATCGTAATATCTGGATTTAGCCAAAACAGCATAACGTATTGGAACAAGTTCTACACATCTCTCGTGAAACCATCCATGGGGATCTACGTTAATTATGTCATCATATTCACTAAAAGCTTCTTCACATACGCCACATCTTACTAATTTAGTCATTATTCCAAACTCCTCCCGCACATTGGACAGTATTTTATATGGATTTCTGTGTAAAATCTGGGATAACCTTCCTCTTCTTCAACTGCTAAACAATGCACAGAATCCCCTAAAAAGTTAGTACAACTTTCCAGTTTCACATGTGCATAATCGCCTACGCACTCAAGTTCTAGCGTTGTGTTATCACTAGTACAATACTCACACATCATTCCGCCACCTCCTCAATAAAAGACGGAATTTCTTCGGAGATAACAATTCTCCTATCATCTTCCAACTTGATAATATAGTTTCCTGTGCTTTCCGTGATTGGATTAGGCAGTATATATTCAATGCTGATTACATTTACATTCATTTCTCCGTTATACCATTCATCACTATGTTGTCCGCCTGCTGGAGGTCTACCTATTGAAAATCTCGTATTATCGTAAGGCAATCCACTGCGCCAACTTAGGATGTTTCTCGGTTTAAATGTCGTCATTCCATCACCTCTTCTAATATTTCTTCTGGGGTATCACAACCATTAATTAGCGTCTCTCTACCGAACCTATCATCAAAAGTACAGAAGATTTTTCCAAAGACATCATCAACTTTATACAAACGCTCTAAAGCGTTCGGAACGTTGTAATATGAACTGTTATCTTCCCAGAGTTCATTGTTTAAAATGATATATTTATCACCTACGACATTTCCGCCTATTAGAAGTATTTTTCTTATAACTTCCGTATTTTCCGCTTTTGTATAGCTTTGAATGCCTTCCACAAGCGCTTCATAATCATAACTGTATAAATCAATACTCACTCCCATTTATTCCGCCACCTCTTTCTCGATAGACCAACCAGAGTCAATATTATTTACTAACCAGTCGTCATAAGCCTCTGTAATCTCTTTTTCTAATTGTTCAAGTGTTAATATATCGAACTCAATATTCAAGTCCGTTTTCAAAAGAAATGTTTCTGTTTCAAGTGATCCGTGCATACCAGTAGAAACGTAGAATCTTACTTTTTTATCGTTCATTCCGCCACCCAACGTTCTTTATAGACATCATCTACTTTTTCTAATTGACCCGAATACACTAAAATGACTTTTATCCAATCAAGACTATTCCAAATTTCCTCTGGTCTACTCGTGTCGTCATGAGGATGTATTCTTTCACTCATTTCTTCTATTGCTTCATAATAATCAAAACTTTTAACATATGGTCTATCATCTCTAGGACCTGAAAGTAAATCACGTTGTTTAGGACTATAAATGTAATCAATACTTACTTCGCAGCAACAGCCTGCTGTCCAAACGCTAGTCCCCTTATCATCAAAGTTATCCGTCATCGTAACAACTGGTAAATCAGGGTTTTCGATAATTAAATCTGCCAATTTTTTCATTTCTTCTTTTTGTCGTTCATTTACTCGTTTCATTCCGCCACCTCCAACAAATCCGGATTTTCGTGTATGTTGCCGTAAATCTCAATCTCTCTCATGCTTCACCCTCCGCTTCACCAGCCGCTTATATAAACGTTACGTTCATTTTCGATACAGCCTACTTCTTCTATTTCCGAGTGATTCCATCCGATGGTTAGCAAAATCTCTGCATTAGCTGGAAGCTCTTTTAGTTTCTCTATTAACTCGGCTACTGTCATCATGCTTCACCCTCCACTTCCTCAACAGGTTCCTTAAGTAACCAGTATGCTTCACCTTTATTCATTGCTTTAATCTCTGATTCTGTGAATTGTGTTTTATACTCACTTGCTTCATCATTACTACCTACAAGTTTCTGATTATCATAATGAACATTTAGATAACCAGTTGCGTGGTCAATAAGTTGTACATAATAAAGCGGTTCTTTCTCGACTTCGTAGCCGTCCATCCACGCGCGGGCGAGTAGTTCTTGATTATCAGCTGATGAAATTAACCATTCGTACATTTCAGCAGACATATCAGAATCTTCATAGTCTAACAAACAAGCTAAATCGTATTCTCTTTGTTTACAGTGTTTTATCCAATCCGCGGCAAACCGAGGAACGGCTATCAATTCCGGCTCTTTTACCTTAACGACATCCTCAAATTTCCGGAAAAACCAACTTAAATCTGAAACTTTCAGGTCTACCCAACCAACATCGTTGTTAACACGTTTTATTGTGCCAATGATAAGTTCATTATTTTCTATAAATTGCACTTTATCGCCTTCTTTAAATCTCATGCTTTTTCCTCCTTAAAAAGGTTTAATTGCATTGGTGGCTCAAAATTACACCAAATAATTTCTTGCCTATCAGATTTCTTTTCTGATGTTATTCCTACTTTTGTCATCGTTTTAAGCACTGGCCAGTCTGATAACTCCTGTTTATATAGCTCTGATTCGTAACCGCTTAACATTACTTTGCCATCATGATTTTTAAGCACTTTTAGTAACTCTTTGTGTTGCTCTAAACTAAAGTCATGCTGATAATGTGAACTTGCTAAAGAAGTTGCAACATATGGCGGGTCACAATATATCAGTGTATCTTTATCGTTATGCTGTTCAATCAGTTTAATTGCATCTACATTTTCGATTTGAGCGTCTTTCAGTCTTGCTGCAGCTATTCCGATGCGGTTATACATGTCATTCCACTCATATGCGTTGTAAGGACCATTCCAAGACACGTTTTTTCTAAATCCAACATTTGCATTAGTCTTGCCTCCGACGGCAAACCAGAGTCTCACGGCCATTCGTCTGGCATCCTCTAATGAATCGCTTGTTATTTCTTGAGAAAGCATATACTCTTCACGAGAATACAGCGTGTGCATGATTAAATACTGCAGTTTTTCTGGATTATCACGCATTGCTTTAAAAAGATTAACTAGTCGACCGTCTAAATCGTTTATCGTCTCTAAAGTAGCTTTTTGCTTGTTCATAAAGACTGCACATGATCCGCAGAATGGTTCTAAATAACTTTTATGCTCCGGCATATTTTCAATTATTAAATCTGCCAAACCCCATTTACTGCCGGGATAATTAAGTATTCGTTTCACGCCTGCACCTCATTCCTAGCCGCTAACTGCGCTTTAATTTCAGCGACTTGTTTTTCTAAGTCTTCGCTTGATCCTGTTGTTGAAGTTTCTTGTTTTGTTTGTTTCTGGTCTTTGTCGAACCAGTCCGGCAATACTTCTTCTTTAACTGGTTTGTTATATTTGTTGTAAGTGGGCTTGTTATATTTTTGCTCTAACTCTATCTGTCGTTGTTTTTCCGCTGCATCAACATCAGCTATTGTTTTAAATCCTCTGCTTTCCCAGTTTTTAAGGATCTTATTAACATAGGCGTAATTTCGTTTGTTAGCTCCTTGTTCTGATGTAACTTCTAAAGCCTTCATGACAATTTCTCGATTACCTGCAAAATCATCTACCCAAGCAAGTAGCTTTTCCATTTCAACTGGAAGCATCATTCCGAATCCATTTTGTTCCCAAAAATCCTTGAAATTTAAATCGCTGTTGTTGTTAATATCTTTCTTTAATTCTTTAATTCTTAAGTTCTTTAATTCTTGTTTATGTCCCTTTCGTTGTACCATTTGATGTTCTTTCGTTGTATCTTCCGTTGTGTCAATCGTTGTCCCTTTCGTTGTTCTTATTTCCTCAGAAATGCCTTGAAAGTCGTTGTAATTACTGATTTCGTACGTTGTCCCTTTTTGTCTACTTTTAGTTATCGTTATCATGTCATTTTTTTTCAATAGTTCTAAGAACTTTCGAACCTGTTTTCTGTCCGCATTCCATCGATTTGAAAGCCATAATTCAGATGTATGTTTTTGTCCTCTTTTTATCGTTATTAACTCTCCGTTTATCAAAATATCCCTATCTTGGTGATTGGCTAAAAGGAGCAAATCCAACCACCATTTTAAATATTTTTCATTCTCCCAAATCCAATGTTCTTGTAGAGAACGATAAATTTTTATCCAACCACTAGACATGCTCCTTTTCTCCTTTCATTTAGATCATTGACCCTTGAACCTCCGAACCAGCTTCTAACGTGTCAGACGGCGTTATGGGCGCATCTATGATATCTGGTATTGATTCATCTTCTGTAACGTCTTTTCGTTCTCTAGGCTCTGCTTCGTCCTCTGTAACCGCTGTTTGCATATCAATGGATAAAATCCCCCACTTGCTTAACATGTTTCTAAGAACAGTCTTTTTAGCCATTGCATCGTAATCTTTTTTCCATCCAAAATCTGATTTACTAAATTTCTTTTTATGTGCTTCAATTTCTTTGCGAGTCCAATAAACCGTTTTTTCAAAACCATTTATCAACTGAAAATAACCACAGTAACCAATGACTTTTTCACTTGTATTGTTGTCTAAATCTAGTTCGATTTCTTCAGTAAGTCGATTCCATTTTAGTAACTCGCCATCTCGCACTTCGATAACATTAATGCTTTTATATTGTCCTGTGCGTAGCGCTAACTGGATGTATCCTTTATAACCAAGCTGAAACTGTGCTCTGCCTTTGTAAGGAACAATCCACGCATAACCTAAATTTTTGTCAATCGGTAAATCTAGTGTTGCCGCTACCATGGCAGAAGTAACAACCGTCATCGGGTCTGTTTTTTGTAAATAGTCGTCGCCATTGTAAAGGTTTAAAAGGGAAGTTAAAAATTGAGGCGCTTTTTTATCTAGTACACTTTCAAATTTCTTGCGCATTGTAGGTGCTTCTAGCAATCCTTTTAAACCTAATGATTGCGCACTTGCTACTTGTCCCCCATTTTGTTTGTTTGCTAATTGATTTTTTAATTCATCGTTAGTTGCCATAATTATTTATTCTCCTTCACCACAAATTTTCTATAGCTAGTTTCTTTCTGGAATTTTTTGTAAATATCTGGATGTTCTTCTTTTAAACGTTTATCATCTACTCTTGAAGTCGTAACAGGATTCCAAGTAATCTTAAAATCATCTGTGATGCCTGTTTCAGCTTCTTTTAAATCATTCTTGATATTATTATCAATTTCTTTCTTTCGTGTCTCTAAAAGCTTTATATCGCGTTCTAAATTTGCTCTTTCAGCCAAAAATTCGTTGTATTTTTTTGATAAAATAACTTGTTTAGCTTCTGACTTAGCAAAACGATCTTTTAAATATTTTTCTGCGGCACTTGAACCGTCTAGCGCCGGCGCTACATGTCCTTTTACGTTCGTTTCCCAAAAATCTAACTCAAAAGCAATTATTTGATTGATTAACTCGTCATCGCGTTCAATTTCTTTCCAAATGAATTTATTTCCTCCAATTAGAACAGCTACATAGGCTTTACTTTTACCTGTGACCGCTAAATAGTGTTGTATTTGCACTAGATAAGTCGCTGGTACTTCGTCAGCTTCCCATTCTTTTGCTAAGTATGCTGATGCTGTTTTACATTCCAAAATAGCGTCTTCACCAACCACAAACCTATCAACGTTCGCCAACATAAAATCATGCTCTGGATGTTGATACATCATGTTGCTACGTCTTACTTTCTTGCCAGTTCGCTTTTCGAATTCTTTTGCGACAACTTCTTCCATTTGATTGCCCCAGTATGCGGCTTCTCCCGCTGATTCATCTGGTAAAACTTGGTCTGTCTTATCTAGCCAGAGCTCAAATGCTGTTTTGTACTGATTTAACCCCATGATGATTCCCGCATCGCTTCCGCCAATGCCTAGGCGCCGAGTCAGCAACCATTGCGTTCTATCCATGTCTTTTACACTCGCTAAGATGTTCATTGTCTTTTCTTTTGCAATAGCCATATATGTTACCTCCATTGATTTTTTAATAGATTCGAGGTATAATTCTGTTAAGGTAATATCTCAAATCCCGGACCTGCGCTGCTACGCGGGTCTTTTTTAATGTCTAAAATCATCGTCCCAAAGATCATCAACAACCATCGGATTCTCAACCATGTTTTTTACCACTTCCTCTCAACCAGTAACCTGCAATCACTGACATAAACGACACGAAAATCATTACCATAAATACATCCATCAGCGCGTGACCTCCTCATAGCCTTTTAACTTCAACTCTTCAATATAGTCCGCCATTTTCTCGCAGCCTGTTTCAATAAGCGGGATTTTTTGCCGGAAAGCTGGATTAGCGATCATTTTCGTTCTGTCGTCTATGAAAATCTCACTATTACCGAAAATCGTTTGTTTCCGAAAAACTCTTTCTGTCATTGTTGTAGCCCTCCTATACTAAAATTAGAATTAAAACCAAATTACATAAATTTATTAACGCTAACGCCGCTGCTATTATTACTAAGATGCTGAATAAAAGTTGGTTCTTCATATTGTGCGCCTCGGTATAATAATTTCGCGTAGATGTCCATCTACAAGCTCTTTAGTGACTTTGTACTTTTTGTTAAAAGCTTCAGCTCTTTTTTTGCGCTCAACTTCATCAATCTTTTTAAATCGCTCTTTTACAATGTTGTTTATTTCTGTGAAATTAATACTCTTCGACTCGTAACCTTCGTAACTAGCCGATACTATAACTTCGCTCATTTTCCGCAACTCCTTACTAATCCAGATTTTTGATAATATAGATCGCGTTTGTTTAAAACTTGTTGTAAATCTATGTTGAAAGCTTTCGCAATGCTAGTGTTTAGTGTTAAAGCAGATGCAACTACATCTGTTATTTCTGAAATAGCTTGTTTTGCGGCTTCTCGTTGTAGCATGTCACCTTTTCTCAAGCTATATGTCATCGTTTCTAAGCCGTTTTTCAGCGTGTTTATTGCTTCTTCAACTTCTAGTTCAAAACGGTTAGTTAAAGAAGCGTGATGGTTGTCTAAGCCATCAAATAAAGGCGGTATCATTCCGTTTGAAAATTCATGTGCAAACAAGTAAGTGCTTTCTGGTTCGTTGTAGCTATCAATTAAATGTTCTGCTTGTTCAAGTGAAACTGTTCGCTTTCCTCTTATCTGATTGCTTATTAGTGCTGGCGTTACATAACTATCTATCGCTAGCTCTTTTTGCGTGCGAGTTTCTGCTAAAACTTGCATCGCGGCTGTTGCTGATGTTGATTTTTGAAACATAATATCTCAATCCTTTTTGTTTATTTTTTAGCGACTAATTAACAACTTATCGTTATATACTGTTGTTAGTCGCTCCCCGTGACTAAGTTGTCTGCATAAGCGTCGTTGTGGTAGGCGGCGCTTAAATTACGACTTGATTGTGTTCTTCCAATAACTTGTTTAATAGATATACTTGTCCTTTGCCAGTAACTCGCGGTGTATAGGTTGTTATCATTAAGCCGTTTCTATCTGTATGAATATGTGTTTTTTGTTCGAATAATCCTAAATTCATTGCCTTTTGAGACGGTTTGTTATAGTAGGCCCCTTTATTTAGCAAATAACCGTTATCTCTCAGCCATTCAAAAAGCCTGTTTTGTCCTATATCTAATCCTTTTTGTTTTAGAATAGTAGCTAAATCTTTTACTAAGATTGTGTTCTCGCTCGTTTGTACAGCTTCCGCAAAAACTACTTTAGGCTTTTGTTCCTCAAGTTGCTTTAAAGCCTCTTGCTTCTCTTGTTGTTCCTCAATCCATTTTTTAGCTCTAGCAACTGGGTCTTCTATCATGTATGAAAATGTTGGATATTCAGTTGCTAATTTCCTCGCTTGTTTTTCTACTTCAATGAAGTATTTTCTGATTGATCGACCTTGTTCTGTATTCTCTACCATTGCCAATTCTTTTCCAGAATCTAGAGTAAAGATATAATCTATTGATGTAGTACCTCCGATTGCTCGTTTCTCATTTTTGAGAAGTGAGAAAAAGTCTTCATTTTCTACAAACCCATATTGACGAATTCGTCTTTTAATCCAATCAGCAAATTTCGTTGTAGTCATTAGTTTTTCGTGTAACGTTCTAGCGTTTACAAATTTTTCGCCTTGTTCATTTTCTAAAACTGGCAACATATCATTTGCAATTACTTGTAAATTTGACATTTTGTATACCTCCTATTTAATCGGTAAATTATATATGTCTTCTAAAGCTTGCTTTAAACTTTCTTTGTTTAAATGTCCTAAAACGTCATTAGTTACCGGCGTATCGTAATCAATATCCCAATTTTCATTTGAGAAAAATATAACCGCTAATTCTAGCCCGTATGTAAAAGGACCTGAAACAACGCTCGCGCCATAATTATTGGGGAATTTGTATAATATCTGTTTGTTAAAAACATTTTCGTTTTTGTTGTTGATAGCATATTCTTTGAATTCTTCGATAATAATCATTTTTCTTCCTCCTTTATTTGTTTTAAAAAAGCCTCTACTTCTAAACCATTCACATCTATTCTTTCTGGATAGCATTCAATAATTAACTTTGGTCGTTTACCACCCAGTATTTCTAAATGAACACCTGTTACAAATTGTCCTACTTTCCAGTCTCCAAGTTGAATGGCATTATATGCAGACCCATCTTCTCTTTGACGAGTATTGATTGACAAAGTTAACTCTTCGTTACTCATTTTCTAGCCTCCACTTCGCTTACTCTCCAATCTGCTATAATTAGTTTGATTGGAGGTGATATTATGAAAATTAACTATGATTGTATTCGAGATGTTTTGTTGTTAGTGCGCGATCAAGAAGAATATGGCGATTTACATAGCGACTTTTTCACTGAAAGACTTGGTGACAAGTACTCTTTTCATGAACTTGCTAATGCGGTATCATTAATTCTGTATGAAGGTCTTGCAGTTGGTGATTATCCAACTGGTAACATGGACGGTAATTACGACTACATTATCCGTTTTCTAACAGTGTCTGGAGACCAATTCATAAATTCTGTTAAAGATGACTCTGTATGGTCTAAAGCAAAAGAAGAAGTTAAAAATAATCCAATCCAAACTTTATTTTCTTTTGCCCAAATCGCCGTTAGTTTTTTCCGATAATCTATTAACTAATGAATTAATTTCTGAATAAAGTTCCGGCAAAATACTTAAATCGCTAAAATTTTCTCCAGTTATAATTAGTTCAATGGTGAGTACTGACTCTTTTCTATTTCTCTTGGTTAGGAAAGAGTTTGTAAATGCAATTTTCCTCATTCTCTAGCCTCCTATTTTCGCAAAATCTCCCGTTTCTGTTTTAGCAACATTTTTGGTAAAAAAATTCGATATATTGCATTTTAGTATCTTTGCCAAAAGAGGCAACATTTCTGCTTTAATTTTATACTCTCCTGTTTCATATTTTAAATATGTGGATGCATTCTTAAATCCTAACTTTATAGCCATATCTTTTTGAGAAAACCCAAGAGATTCTCTTTTTTCTCTGATGTATTTTAAATCAATTTCAACTTGCATAAAATCACCTCCGTTTCTGTTTCAGCAATCTTTATAATCTTAGTATACGTTGCTAAAACGGAAATGTCAAGTTCTATTTTAGCAATTTTTTCATTTCTGTTTTAGCAATGTGTTATCTTAATATTATTAAAAGTAAAAGGTGGTAAATATGAAAGTCAATGAAATGATTATCAATCTTAGGGAAAAGAGAAATATCTCTCAACGCGAATTGGCTAATCGTATCGGGATTAATAAAAGCGTAATGAACAGAATAGAATCTGGCGAAAGAGATATTAGAGCTCACGAGCTAGAAGCAATTGCTAACTATTTCGATGTTTCTGCAGATTACTTATTAGGAAGAGAAGAATTCGACAACAGCGACTTACTTGCAGCTCACATTGACGATGACTTAACGGAAGACGAAAAAATTGAAATAGAAAAATATTTGAAGTTTATTCGTTCCCAAAAAGAGAAATAGCCTAAATACAATTTTTTAGGAGGCTCATAGATGAATAAAACAAGTTCTGAACTAAAACAAGAATTTCCGGAATTGAATTTCATTATTGATAACAGCTTGCCGACGAAATTATTTGGCTTTATACAAAATAAAGTTGTCCATTTGCATCCATCGTTAACAGAAAGCGAGCTTAGATGTACTATTATAGAAGAGGTAATGCATTGGAAATACACCGTTGGGGATATAACAAATTTTAATAACATCGATAATATTAAACAGGAAAAATTCGCTCGTCGTAAATCTCATGAATACTTAGTAAATTTACAAACACTAGCTTTATGCTACGATCTTGGCTACAGAACATATTATGAAGCTGCTACTTTTTTAAATGTTACTGAAAAATTTTTGATTGAAGTAGTAGAGAATTATAGAGAAAAATATGGACTAATGTATAATAATGGTAATTATATTATACATTTTGGCTCTACCATTCAAGTTTTCCAGGAGGATAACTCTTTTTATCCTTATGATTATGGGTGCTAATAAATTTTGACGAGGTGAACATATGTATTGCCCTAAATGCGGACATGCACTAGACAATCACGAAAATCAATGTCCTAACTGTCTAACACCAATCATTTATCAAAGCAACAACAATGTAAAAACACAAAAAGCCGGCGAAATTATGGAAGAATCTGGTAAATTAATGTCAGGATGTGGTTGTTTAATGACATTGTTGATAACTATTCCTGTCATAGTAATTTTAATAATTATGTTTTTATAAAAAGGAGATAACGGGATGAGTAAGTATAGTTACTTGTTAAAAAAATGGTGGTTTTGGGCTCTTGCTATATTATTTTTAGTTATTTTATTTTACAGCTTTTGGGTAATAATATACTTGGTGGCACTAGCTTCCTTAATATTCGGGATAGTAAAAGTTGTTAAAAATGAAAACAGACGAAAATACACAATAATATTGACTATATCCGCTATATTTCTAATCACCTTTTCACTAATAAGAGTTGTACAGATGTATAACTATGTTATTAATAATCCAGAAGAAACTACAGCAAATGAGCAAAAAAAGAATACTGTCCAAGATGAGCAAACGGAAAAACCCGCTCAAGAAGACGCTGCCGAGGACGAGCAAGAAGAAGAACCTGCTCAAGATGATGTATCTACACCCTCTAAAATTACATCAGATAGTATAGAGTTATTTAATGAGTCAATTGATCGCTTGATTTCTGATTCGAGCGGGGTACTAATAAAAGTGGTTCCATTTGAAAATGAATATGATATGTTAATTGCGTACGTATCTCAAGATTTAAAATATCAAGATGAAGCAACTAAACAAAAAAATGTTGATTATTTAGGAAGCGAAATACAGCAACGTGCTCTAGGTACGCTCTTTGGCGGAGATAACAATCAGAAGCCTATGGTTGAGCTAAGATATGAGGACGAGACAAAGATGGCTGGAAGTAGTGCTTTTGATAAAACTAATATGAAGCTCAAAGGAAAATAAAATATAAAGGGAGAACGAGAGAATGACTATACCAAAAAAGGTAGTATATATTGTTGGATCGCTTATTTTAGTTTTAATTATAGCTGGCGCATCTTTTTTTATTTATAATCAGGTGCAAATAAAGAAAGAGCATGATGCGAAAATAGCTGCCGCTAAGAAAGAAAAAGAGGATAAACAAAAAAAGAAAATAATATTTAAAGATACTATTAAATCATTTAAGGATGACTCTACTTCTCTTGCTTCTGATGCGGAAACAATTGGAAATAAATACTATAATGTATGGAGTGACACAATCTATAATGAAAGTGTCAAAATAGATGGTAAAACCTACACAGATTTCAACAAAGCTCTACAGGCGCAAAATACAAAAAATATATTTGATGGCACTGAATCTAATTTAGAAACTAGCATAGATACAGTGAAAGACGAATATAATGATCTTAAAAATAATGTGACATCAGAAACCGAAAGCGAGTTTAATGAAGTAGATTCTTACTATAAATCACTTATGAAGTTTGTTAATTTAGCCAAAGAACCTTCTGGGAATTTTAATACCTTCTCAGATAATTACAATGATGCTAAAACTAATTATATAGAGCAAATGAACAATTTAGGATATGGGGAATAAAGGAGATACAATATGTCTATTATAAAAAAATGGTGGTTTTGGTTAATTTGTTTATTGATTATTATCGGAATTGGATTTACAGTATGGTACACACAGGTTTATACATCTGAATGGGGTAAGGGATTATCAAAAGAAGAAAAAGCAGTTTTTGAATACGCTAAAGAAACAAGTAACAAATCTTTTGATATATCATCGATCGATAATAAAGAGCTAGACAAACTATATTCCTTATTAATGGATAGTGGAACATACAATAAAACTATAATATTAGATCAAAATAATCTAAAAAAATACTCTAACAAAGCATATGACCTCGCCAGCAAACTTGCGTACGTTCAAAAAGACTTTGATTTATATAAAAAAGAGCTTAATAAGAAAAGAAATTTAAACTCTAAAGCAAAAGAAATGATGCCTTATGGTTTAAAAAACATATAACTAAAGAAAGCCTCCGGGCTTTTCTTTTTACCAAAAAAAGAACGTATGTGCGAAAGGAGAACGGAAATGAAGGCAGCTATTTATATACGCGTATCTACTCAAGAACAAATAGAGAATTACTCTATACAAGCTCAAACTGAAAAGCTAACAGCCTTGTGCCGCTCGAAGGACTGGGACGTGTACGATACGTTTATTGACGGTGGATACAGCGGTTCAAACATGAATCGCCCGGCTTTAAATGAAATGTTAAGTAAATTACATGAAATAGATGCAGTTGTTGTTTATAGACTTGATCGCCTCTCCCGCTCGCAAAGGGATACTATTACACTCATTGAAGAATACTTTTTAAAAAACAATGTAGAATTTGTTAGCTTATCGGAAACGTTAGATACTTCAAGCCCGTTCGGACGTGCGATGATTGGTATACTATCAGTATTTGCACAATTGGAGCGTGAAACTATCCGCGACAGGATGGTCATGGGGAAAATAAAACGCGTTGAATCTGGACTTCCGCTTACGACAGCAAAAGGGCGCACATATGGCTATGATGTAGTTGATACGAAGTTATACATTAACGAGGAAGAAGCACAACATTTACAATTGATATATGATATTTTCGAAGAAGAGAAAAGTATTACTTTTTTACAAAAAAGGCTTAAAAAATTGGGTTTCAAAGTAAAATCATATAGTAGCTATAATAAATGGCTAATGAACGATCTGTATATTGGTTATGTATCGTATTCTGATAAGGTGCATGCTAAAGGTATTCACGAACCTATAATCTCTGAGGACCAATTTTACAGGGTTCAAGAAATATTTTCTCGCATGGGTAAGAACCCGAACATGAATAAAGAATCATCATCACTATTGAATAATTTGATAGTTTGCGAAAAGTGCGGATTGGGCTATGTGCATCGCGCGAAAGATACAGTATCGCGAGGAAAAAAATATCATTATCGTTACTATAGCTGTAAAACTTACAAACATACGCACGAGTTAGAAAAATGTGGAAATAAAATTTGGAGAGCGGATAAATTAGAAGAAATCATAATAAGCCGCGTGAAAAATTATAGCTTTGCAACTAGAAATTTAGATAAAGAAGATGAATTAGATAGTATAACTGAAAAGCTTAAAACAGAACATTCAAAGAAAAAAAGGTTATTCGATTTATATATAAACGGCTCTTATGAAGTTGCTGAACTGGATAAAATGATGGCGGATATAGATGCGCAAATTAATTACTATGACTCGCAAATAGAAGCGAACAAGGAATTGAAGAGAAACAAGAAAGTGCAGGAATCATTAGCAGAATTAGCCACTGTAGATTTCGACTCGTTAGAATTCAGAGAAAAGCAAATATATCTTAAATCAATAATCAATAAAATCTACATTGATGGAGAACAAGTCACTATTGAATGGATTTAG